GGCAGCTATATCGTGTACACGGACGATATAAGCACCGACGGCCCAGACGGGATCCCGGCGTTGCAGACGCATGCGCTAACGTTGGAACTATACGAAGCTACGCCGGATGATGCTGCAGAAGCGGCAGTTGAAACGGCCATTGCAGCGCACGGCATGCAGTGGGACAAGCAGGATCGGTATTGGCTGCAGGATGAACAGCGATATCAAGTAGTGTATGAATTTGAATTCACAGAAAAAGGAGGATTTTAACATGGGAAAACGAGATAAGAATACAATCACGTTGGGATCTGGCAAGGCCTATATGGCTGTGTTCGAGGGCGAGATCCCTGCTGTAGACACAATCCGCGCAGAGGAAAACCGCGTGGGCTGGATCAAAGGCGGTGCAGCCCTTACCTACACGGCAGACACCGAGACCGTCAAAGACGATTTGGGCATGGTGTCCAAGACCGTGGTCACCGAGGAGACCGCCGAACTGAAGCTGGGCCTTATCACCTGGGACGGCATGACGCTGCAGAAACTGATTGATCGGTGCCAGGTGACCGAGAAAGACGGCGTACGGACGGTAAAAATCGGCGGTGCCGGAAACGCACAGGGCAAGCGGTACGTGGTGTGTTTTGCACACGAAGACAAAGAAAAGGGTGATGTTGTTATCATGATCGTGGGTAATAACACTGCGGGTCTTACGCTTACATACGCCACGTCTGATCCTTCCCTGGTAGAGCCAACATTTGCTGCTGAACCCCACGACAGCAACGGAACCTTGATTGAGTATATTGAATATCCTCCTACTACATCCGTACAAGGCGTTGAACAAGGAGCTGTGGCATGAAGACTTTGGATTTTTCCGGGCACAAACTGCCCGTGCTGCCCGTGAAGCTGCGAGGCGGCGCAGAGATTAAAGTGCTGCCGCCCTCTGTAGCCCTGACAGAGGAGTTGCAAGAGGAGCTTCCCACGCTGGAGGGCGTGCTGGGAAGCGGCGATGCAGCGGCCGCGAAGGCGGTGTACGGCCTGTGCGCAAGATTGCTGAGCTGCAACCGGCAGGGACTGGAGATCACCGGCGAGGATCTTCTGTCACGTTACGAGCTTTCGGCGACAGATTTGTACGAGTTTTTCACTGCTTATACAAATTTTATTGAACAAATCCAGAACCAAAAAAACTGATACTCCCGTGGTGCCCTATGGGATCCGGTGCCGCGGGTGGACATGAATATCAGCCCCTTACATTTTGGAAAAAACTTGTGTGCGACTACGCACGTATCAGTTTGCCGGATGTGGATGAGTTGGGCTTACTGGATTATTTACTTTTGCGCCACGACGCATACATTCAGTATCTGTGCCGAACTGAAGCCGGACAGGAATACTTGGATAAAGCGTGGCGCATGGAGCAGACGGAACCGGATCGGGAAAGTCTGCGAGCGCTAGCAACCCAGGAAGGAGGAAAAGTCCATGGCGAACAGCAAAATTAAGGGCCTTGTGGTGGAGATCGGCGGCGATACCACTAAATTAGGCAAAGCGCTAGACAGCGTAGACAAGCAGTCCCGCGGACTATCCTCCGAACTGGAAGATGTGAACCGGCTGCTGAAGCTGGATCCGAAAAATACAGAGCTCTTGGGCCAGAAGCAGCAGATTTTAGCCGAAGTGATCGGACAGACCGGCAAGAGACTGGAGGCCCTTCACGCGGCAAATGATAAGGCAATTGAGTCTTCCAAAAATTATGATAAATGGAAGAAACGATATGAGCCCTTACAGGAAGAATCTGATAAGCTGAAAGAGCAGCTAAAACAGCTGCAGAAGCAGCAGCGGGCCATCGCTGAAGAAGAAGGCCCGGAATCGGAGGAGTACAAGGCCCTGCAGCCCGAGGTGGACCGAGTCCGCGACGCACTGAAACAGCTGCAGAAGCAGCAGCGGGACGTGACGAAGGAATTTGGCACACCCGCGAGCCCCGAACAACTGCGTACACTGCAGCGTGAAATCATCAAGACCGAGTCGAAGATGAAGGAGTACACTGACGCGCAGAATCGTGCTACGGGTGCAAGCGACGATCTAAAGCAGCAGGCCGGAAAAGCTGCATCCGCCGTGAAATCCGAAGGGGATGCAGCCAAAAAGGCCATCCCCGAAAATAAGGCGCTGAAAGAGGCAGGAGAGAAGGCCGCTAAGGGGCTGAAAGCTGCCGCGGTGTCCGCCGGGACGGCGCTGACATCGATTATCGCGCTGGGCGAGAAAACAAGAGACTATCGCCGAGAGTTGGGCAAGCTGGACACAGCGTTTGAGACATCCGGCCACACGCAAGAATCCGCCCGAGAAACATATAAATCCCTGCAAAGTGTATTAGGCGACACGGACCAGGCTGTTGAAGCGGCGAACCATCTCGCTAAATTAACCGATACTGAAGAAGAACTAAATAAGTGGACTGAAACCCTGACAGGTGTGTACGCTACGTTCGGCGCGTCGCTGCCGATTGAGGGATTGACTGAAGCGGCGAACGAAACAGCTAAGACCGGGCAGATCACGGGCAACTTGGCTGATGCATTAAACTGGGCCACAAAAGAGGGCGAAACCTTTGGCGTACAGCTTAAGCAGAACGTTGAATTTACAGAACTGACTGCTGACGAAGTTGACAGATTGACAGAAGCAGAACGGCTTGAGTATGAAGCCAAAAAAGCGCAGTGCGAAGCTGTAGAAGCCTACAATCAATCCGTGATGGATGCTAAATCCGCTGAGGACTTTTTCAATATCGCTTTGGCGGAGTGCAGCACTGAGCAGGAGCGCCAAACACTTATTACCGAAACGCTGAACGAGATGTACAGCGAGGCCGCAGACACATACAAAAAAACCAACGAACAAGTGATCCACGCTAACGAAGTGCAGGAGCGCTTGAGTGCGGCTATGGCTGAGGCCGGAGACGCAGTAGAGCCCGTAGTGGTGGACATCAAAGAGCTGGGTATTGAACTTCTGGAAAGCGCAGAAAAACCTCTGAAGCGGGTAACTGACTTTATTCAGAAGAAGTTCATTCCTGGACTAAGAAAGTTTTCTGATTGGTCACACAAGAATATGCCCGTGATAATCGGATTGATCGGCGGAGCGACGGCGGGATTGGGGGCCTACAAGGCCGTCGCCCTGGGATCGAAATTGGCTACCGAGGGCTTGACAGTAGCTACGTGGCTGCAAGTGGCGGCACAAAAAGCGCTGAACGCCGTAATGAAGCTAAACCCCATTGGGCTTGCCATAGGTGCAGCGCTGACCCTGGCGGGCGCAATCGTCGGAATCGTGGCCGCTAGCAAGGACACAGAAACCGCTTTCGATCGGCTTTCGGAATCTGAACGAAAGCTATCTGAGGAAGCCCGGGAGACAGCAGAATCTTTTCGGGAACAACAGCAGGCCACCCAGGACGCAATTGCCCAGTCGCAAGCCGAAATGGGCCATGTACAAGAACTGGCAGATGAGCTTTTTACACTGGCTGATGCCAATGGTGTTGTGCAGGAAAAGAATAAAGGCAGAGTTGAATTTATTCTGGGCCAGTTGAACAACGCTCTTGGGACTGAGTATTCCATGAATGGAAACCTCATCCAGCAGTATGGCGAACTTGCGAGCAGTGTAGAAAACGCGATTGAGAAGAAAAAAGCAGAACTGTTTTTGGAAGCTTACGAGGAAGACTATGTTGCAGCAATAAAAAACAAAGGCGACGCGTACAAAGAAACCGCGATGTGGCAGCAGGAGTACTCCGAAGCCTGCCGGGCTGCAGCCGACGTGGAAGACGAATGGCACCAGGAATCCATACGAATCGGGGACGAGCTGCGCCGGGCAGAATCTGAAAACAACACTGCCCGAATAATTGAGCTGCAGCAGGAACGGCAGGCCGCGAAAGACCGGTATGAAGCAGCGGTTGAAACACAGGAAGGTATTAAAGCTGAGCTAGATAAATCTGCCAAAAACCTTGAAAATTACCTAACAACAATCGACAGATATGAGGACGCTGCCGCGCTAGCCGCGCAGGGGCGAACGGACGAGGCCATAGACCTGCTGGACAAGAAGACCGGGGCTTACCGGGACTACGGGGACAGCGTAGATAAAGCAACGCAGCAAGTCCTCAACAGGCTGGAGTCCGAAGCCGTCGAGGCTGGTCGGAAAGCCCGAAAAACCCGCGCGAACTTCGAAGCCGGGATAAAGGGCTACACCCGAGATATGGTGATCGAGGCCGAGCGCGGCTACGAAGAAGCCACCAAGGCGTTCGCCACCGCGCGGCAAGATGCGACTGGCATCGCAGCCAAATGGTCGGACGGCATGGCCACCGGAATCGACGGAACCCGCTATATGATGCTCGACGAAATCGACACGACTGTGCAGGCGCTCGCGGACTCTGCCGAGGACAGCTACGTGGCGGGCCGCGAGGTGGGCGAATACTACGGGGACGGCCTGGCCGCCGGACTGCAGTCGCGGCTGGATCGGATCCGCCAAATGGCCGGAGAAACCGGCCGGGCGTTGGACGGCGCGATACGCCGTGAACTCGCAGTGTACAGCCCTTCGCGCAAGGCCATTGAGATCGGCGAATACTACGGGGAAGGCCTGGAGATCGGCCTGAAGAGGGGCACCCCGCGTGTGCGCAAAGCCGCAAAGCAGCAAGCAGCTGAACTGCTGGGTGCCCAGGATGCCTTGCGGAGACCCGCCATGCTGGCCGGGGCGGTGCGGCGGATGCAAGCCCTGGGCAGGGGGGCTGGGGCGCGCGATCAAGGAAACCGACGGAGCGTAAACTTTGACGTACGAATTGACGTGAGTGGGGCGGGTTCACCGCTGGCCACAGCACGGCAGATTAGCCGGGAGCTGGAAACGATGGTGCGGAGGAGGCTTGCAATTGAAGGGACCTAATTACTTTAGCTTCAATGGGCGGAGATCTACTGATTACAAAATGTATAATCAGACCGCGCCGGTGTACAGCCTCCCAGAACGACAAATTGAGTGGATTACTGTGCCGGGGCGCGCGGGAGACTTGCTTGTGGAACAGGGCGGATACAGCAACGCATTAGTGAGTTACGACTGCTTTTTTGAAGGCGGGCCAGCACAAGGATCGCTTATATCCAGCTGGCTATATGGGGCGGGAGGATACGCAGACTTGCGGGATAGCTACTTGCCTGGTGTTTTTCGCCGCGCGACTTTCGCCGGGCCATTGGAATTTACCTACATCGGGCAGGGGCGGCAAATCGGGAAAGGCACAATCACGTTCGCCTGCAAGCCGCAGTTGTACACCGACGAGGGACAAAAACCGATTGTGCTGCCAGTCGTAGATGGATCTTTTGACACGACTGGCCTGGGCGTGATTTACAACCCATACCCATTTGCAGCGCGGCCATTGATCCAAATTGAGGGGCGGGCATCACAAATTGTGACAGTGCAAAATGCCGCCGGGATCAAGCGACTGCGTTGTTCAACGATGGACCGCGCGGAGGTGGACTGCGAAATGATGAATATGCACAGGGGAGATACAAACCTAAATTCTTACTTGGATGTGCTAACTGATTTTCCAACATTGGAGCCTGGTGAAAATATAATTAGCATGTCGCGAAAAGCAGAGATTGACGACGGGAGTGCCCCGAAAGCTAAACTAAGTATTGTGCCTAGGTGGTGGCATCTATGAGTTATCCGATTTTGTATGAAGCGGATGAACGACAGTTCAAGACAATGGGCCTGGGTGCACTGCCCGATGCAATAGAATGCATCGTGACAGAGGAACGCAACGGAGCGTTTGAGCTTGAAATGCTATACCCGGTGGGCGGATTGCATTATGCCGAATTGGAAGTTGACCGCATTATACTAGCACCGCCTAATGATACTGCGCAATGGCAACCATTTAGGATATATGGCATTTATCCCAGCTCCGCCGGAACTGCCCGGGTGGCCGCCGAGCATATAAGCTATCAGCTTAATCATATCGGGGTGGCCCCGTATTACGCGCCAACTGCAGTCACAGCCATTGCAGGGCTTAAGACGGAATCGACAGGGGATAACCCATTTAATTTTACCACGGACATTTTGAGCGGGAAGAAGTATACGCAAATTGTGCCATCTACCATTCGGGCCCGCTTGGGCGGAGAAGAGGGATCCCTGATTGATACCTATGGCGGCGAATTGGAATTTGACCGGTATAGCGTCCGCCTGCATGCTGCCCGGGGTGAGGATCGCGGGATTGTCGTAGCTTACAGTAAGAACATCACCACGCTAGAACAGGAAATAAGCATTGAATCAATGTGCACAGCTATCTACCCGTACTACTATCGGGACGATACCGAGGCAGGGGACACACTTGTACAACTTCCGGAGCGGTATGTGTCATCCGGTAGCGGATACAGTTATCACCGCATTAAAGTGGTAGACTTTACAAGCGACTTTGACGACCCCCCAACGCCGGACCAGCTGCGGAACCGTGCGAGGAGCTACTTAAATGCCAATCGGCAGACAGTGCCGACGGTATCAATCCGGGTCCAATTTTCCGCGCTGTGGCACACAGCCGAATACGCTAGTCTAGCGCCCCTGGAGCGCGTTAATCTGTGCGACACAGTTACGGTGCGCTACCCTAAATTGGGAGTGGACGCAACTGCGAAAGTGATACGAACAGAATACGACGTGCTGCGGGATAAATACAGCGGCATCGAGCTAGGCAACGCACGGCAGACTCTGGATGGGACAATTGCAGACCTGATTAGGAGGCAAAACACATGACAACTACACAATCCATTAAACTGGATTTGCTGCGGCGAGGAGAACCGCCCCGGGTGTACGC